TTCGCATGGATTAAAATAGGCGAGAGAGAATCCCGCCTATTCACTGATACTGCAGATGACTACCTTGGCAACCCTGCCAGACGTGCTACAAATGCTGTTGCGTCTATACGGCGGGATCTGACCTTCTGCAATTGGATGACAAAGCCTGAACGAATCTTGCCTTTACGCGTTTCGTTCTCCCAAGATGTAGGTGTATCCGATACCTCACCTTTCCAGTCAAGCATAGTCTTGAGTGAGTCAAGAGCGTGAAAGGCGTCATCTTCTTGCTCAACCGATGAGTAGAATGCTGACACTGAAGTAGCGTCTTCTAACATTTCCGTTACCTGCTCATCAGACATGTCACCCAGAGGTTGATCAAGATTCAGATTGTCGAACGTACCTTTACGTTCATTATATGTTGAGAATTGAAGAGTTATCATTACTGACTCCTGTTGTTGGTTAAAAAGAACTATCTAAAGTCAACATGGGACGAGGAGAGGGGGGCGCAGGGTCAACCTCAACACGTTTTTTCAACGAAAACCGCACCCAGCGCAACCCGATCCGAGGGGGGTAGGTATCCTATATATTACCCACGCGCAGTCTAAGTCAATTTTTCAAGAATTAACGTGGAGGAGGTGGTGTCCCATTAGTTACATTTAGTTAATGAAACTTCCCAAAGTAGAGCGTTTAGATCCTGAGACTGGTCAATTTGAGTTTATTGAGAACTTAAAGGAGGATACTGCCTGGAAACTGTTTAGTATGTTTAGTGCAGAGGAGAATATTTACTTAAGAACGGTTGAAATTCAGGCAGGACTGCATAAAGAGGAAGAAAATCCACATATAGAGTACGACTAATGACGCATGGATTAAGTAACAGTAGCTATAGTACTGTTACTATAGTTGCTACTTATAGTAAAAGATAACTATAAAAAACTGATACTTACAGTAACTGTACTATTTATATACTTTACTGTTACTTATAGTAACTGTTACTATAGTAATAGGGGAAGTACAAAATATAATGGACTATATTTCAAGAAAATTTAAGAAAAACAACTACCAAAGCGTCTCTTATCCTGTTTATTCCGAAAAAGAAGCAAAAGATAAGAAAATAGAGTACAGTTCTTGGCGGAAATGCGGTGAGGGCGACTTTGGTATTAGTGATGATGGTTATGTTGCTGAGTGTATTTACAGAAAGCAGTTCAAAACCAACGAACAGGTGACATTTCCGTATGGAAGGCAGTGGTTGAGCAGGGGGGTGGACCTGAAATACGAACCGCACCGTGATACCGGGGAGTATTCACAGGTTGGAACACGCACTTGGGATGAACAAGAGGCGAAAAAGACCAGAACTAAGAATATGGTCAAGGTGTACGCTGAAATGATGCTAAATGGAGGTAAGATAGATTGGGGAGTGTTGGGTAGTGTTTACAGAAATGACCAACAGAGGCCCGATTTAACAGCCAAAAGGCTATTTAAACAAGAAAGGATACAGAAAATGCTCGATGATGAGATCCAAAAGGCATTAAGTGAGCGAAACATCTCACAAGGCGAGGTGCTTGACATGATAATTAGTGGTATTGATATAGCCAGGGAAAACAAGGATGCTTCAAATGTATTACGCGGTGCAGAACAGTTTGTAAAGATTCTGGGCATGCTCCCCAAGAAATCAGTTCAAACAGATACGGTTCAGATTGACATGACTAATACTATTCTTGACAAAATTGCAAAAGAAGAGAAGAAAAGCCTGAAAATGTCACAAAAGAAGGAAGCTCCCTATGAAGAAATCCAAAAAATTTAAAAAATTGGTTGTTATTGAATCAAAAAACGAGAAAAAGCTTTCATCTTTTCTGACTTTATTAAAGGCAGTTGCAGAAGATATGGGGTTAACAGTTTCCGATGGAGAGATAGAAAGACTGATGGGATCAGATTACTAGGTGAAGAATAAGCAAGTACAGATACTTCAGAAGCTGAAAAACGATATGATATTGTTTGGCAAGGTTTGTATGCCAAATATGTTTTCAGCGACTTCGCCTGCCTTTCATTATGAAATAGCTGAAAAACTGCGTAATCCTGACGTAAAACAGATGAACATAGTGGCACCTAGGGGTCATGCTAAATCTTCGCTTGTAGGGGGCATATTTCCGCTCTATCACCTAATGTATGGTAAAGGGCAGAAGCTTATTGTACTGGTTTCAAGAACTCAGGACCACGCAGTGAAGCTTTTGGGGCTGTTAAAGGATACTATAGACTTTTCGGATACATTTAGGTCTTTGTTCGGATATTGGGGGCAACATAGTGCTAAAAGCTGGTCAAAGGCGGAAATAGAGTTAAAAGACGGATCTATGATTATCTGCAAGGGTACAGGACAGCAGTTGCGTGGTATTAAGGTAGGCAACCAAAGACCTACGCTTATTATAGTGGATGACCCCGAAGATGAGAATAATACCAAAACTGCGGAAGCAATGGAGAATAATTTAAGATGGTTGCTGCAAAGTGCAGTTCCGTCACTTGATCCCAGAAATGGAAGAATTGTTATCATTGGTACGCCACAGCATCAAAGATGTATGGTTGAGACTCTGAAGGATATGCACGGTTGGGAAAATATGATATTTAAACCCGATTTTGAGAATAAGAAGGCATTGTGGGAAGAATGGTGGGGAATTGACAAACTTCTTGAGAAAAAGAAGGAATTAGAGTCAATTAATAGATTATCAGTGTTTTATCGTGAATATGCCTGTGAAATTGTAGGAGACGAGGATCAGCTCTTTAAAGCAGACGATTTCAGGTTTTATGAAGGTGATTTCTTCCGAAAGGACAATAATAGCTATTTAAAGTTAAAATCTCTAGATGGGGTGCCGTGTGATGAGGTTGTTGCTATAAATGTGTTTACTGGCGTAGATCCTGCATCAAGCGTTAAAAAAACCGCTGACTATTCTGTAATATATAATTTAGCAGTTGACGGTGAAAACAGACGTTTTTCATTGCCTTACTACCGTAAACATGCAACTCCGCTGGATCTTGCAGAAGCAATTGTAAATAATTACAGGCGCTACAGATCTGAGAAGACTCGTATTGAATCTGTGGGATATCAGGAGATGCTTCGCGAATATGTGATTAAACGCTCAAAAGAAGAGAATATGTTTATTCCTGGGCTGAATATTAAAGAAAACCCCAGAAACTCCAAAAGTAACAGGCTGGAATCGCTTCAGCCCATATTCGCAAGAAAACAGATGTATATCCATCAGGATCAGCAGGAATTGATGGATGAGCTGTTATTGTTCCCGCGGGGGAAACATGATGATTTGTTGGATGGTCTTTATTATGCTAATAAAGGTTCGTATTCACCGTATCATGAAGCAGAGGATATTCCATTGCTTTCCGAGAAACGATATAATTTATTTGGGGATTGGCAAATAGTTTAATAAAGACGTTGAGAGCCTAACGCTCAATTTCTTAAGATCATCCCTGTTATTGTGCAATTATGTATACATAATCTGTGCAAATACGTACATACCATATGGCAACCGAAAAGCATCCAGAAGTAAAAAAATCCGAACGTCTGTTAGATAATTACCATGAAGGTAGGGCAACTTGGGCTACACAGGCTATGGAAGACGATGAGTTTCGCAATAACCAGCAATGGAAAACCTCGCATAAGAATGTTCTTTCTAAGCGTTCACAGGTTGCTATTGTAGATAATATTATATATCCCGCAGTAGAACAGGCAAAAGCTCTCCTAACTGCAAATAAACCAAAATTCCAATCAGCAGGTAGAGATGATTCCGATAATAAGGTCGGTAGAATATTTTCGGATATAATGGCATATATATGGGATATATCAAATGGCAGCGTTGAATTAAAACAGGTAGTAGATGATTACTATGTAAAAGGCATGGGGGTCATGCAGGCATATGTAGACGGTATGGCTGACTTTGGTAAGGGCGAAATTAAGATAAAGAACATTGATCCCCTCGACTTTTATCTCGACCCAAACTCTAAAGATCCGTTTGCTCGGGATTCTGCATGTATGATCATAGCCAAAAGAATTACGGATGAGCAGATTAAGACTGTATTTCCAACAGTTGCAGATAAAATGGATCAAATGACAACTTGTTCAGGTAATAATAGATATCCGACTACAATGCGTGACGGATCAGAAGATCAGCAGATTGGCCCAACTGAAGACAGCGATGGGTACTATAAGCACTATGAGATCATTGACCGTTATGAAAAAGTAAAACTTCCATATTTTCATATTCTCGATTCTCTCACGGGAGAAGAGAACATTATGAATGAAAAGGGTTTTGAAGAATTTGCTCAAGAACCCGCTATGTTTATGGAAACAGTAGAAGGCGTAAAGCCAGTAACTGAAGATAGGGCTGTAATGGAACTTCTTCAAATATATGAGTCTACTGGTGGTGTATATCACATGATGCAAGATCCAGTAACGGGTCAGCCTACGATAATGCCGGGAGAGGAACATGAGGGTGCGATTCCCGGTAGCACCACAAGGCTTACGCCAGTCACTAATGCGGAGATGATCGATGGAGGCGTGATTGTCTTAAATCAGGTTATAGTTGACAGGATTAAGCGTGTATTATCAATAGGAGGTCTTTTAGTTGATCATTCTATTATGGACATAGATGATTATCCAATTGTGCCGCTTATGAACCGTCATAATAGAAATCCTTATCCAATGAGCGATGTCCGCTTTGTAAAACCTATACAGGAATATATTAATAAGCTAACATCTCTGATTATAGCGCATGCCTCAAGTTCTACTAATACTAAACTGTTAATACCTCGTGGTTCAATGGATAGAAAGCAATTGGAGGAAGAGTGGAGCAGAGCCGGTACAGGGGTCATTGAATACGATCCTGAATTAGGTCAGCCAATAGTTGCGGGACCGATACCTTTGCCAAATGAATTATATAGAAATAAAGAAGATGCGAAAACAAGTATTTACCAGATATTAGGTATACATCCTTTATCTCAGGGCGATCCCAGCGCAGCGCCTCAAACTTATAAAGGTACAGTTGCGATTGATGAATATGCTCAACGAAGAATAAAATCCAAATTAGATGATATAGATGAGATGTTGAATCAAGTGGGGCGAATTGTTGTTCAGCTTATACAGCAGACATATACGGATGAAAAAGTAATTAAACTTATGCAACCAGACGGCAGAACAAGCGAAGCTCTTTTAAACAGACCGGTATTTGATGATTTTACTGGAGAGATCGTTGGCAGGATAAATGATATCACTATTGGCAAATACGACCTTATTGTGGTCAGCGGTTCTACCTTACCGTCAAATCGCTGGGCAAGGTTTGATTATTATATGACTTTATATGAAAAGGGTATTATTGATCAAGTAGAGGTACTCCAGCAAACAGAAGTAGCTGATACTGAAGGTGTGCTTGAAAGAACTGCAATTATTGGCCAACAACAGCAAATGATATCACAATTGCAGGAAGAATTGAAAAAAATTAAAGGTGATCTGCAAACATCAGAACGTGAAAGCGTACATGACAAAAAGCGGGTTGAAATAGAAAAATTTAAGCGTCAGTTGGGAAGGGCAAACGACAAAACAGCCAAAGCGGTTGAATTGTTTGAAGCTCGATTAAACGATCAACTGAAAATAGAACGGGAAACGGAAGCTGAAAACCAAACACCGGTTGCTGTTAGTTAGACAAATCGGAAGGAGATAGCATGGAAGAACAAGTACAAGACATCGTTGCTGAGGAAACTACAAACGATGGCACAGTTGAAACAACTGATGCATTAGAGCCATTTGATCCCAACCTCAATCCAGAGGGCGGGATGTATGTGGCAGAAGAAGAGGTTGCGGATTCGCAACCTGTGGCGGAAACTGGGGAATCTCAGGAACAACGCTACGAATATTGGCAGAGTAAATATGACCAAAAGGCGAGTGACTACAATAGAATGGAACAACGAATGAAGGAACTTGAGAATGTGGAGCCGATTGCAAAGCATATCAATGAAAATCCCTGGATTCTTGACAACGTTGCAAGATCACTCTCTGGTGATGCCCATGCGGTTACCGGTAAAACCGAATCGCAAGGATTGCCAAAGAAACCCGAACGTCCTAGTAAACCGTCCAATTATGATCCATCAGAAGCTTACATGGATCCTGATTCAACAAGTTTCAAATATCGCGACTCACTCGATAATTACCGTGAAGACTTGGTTTCATATCAAGAAGACATGGAGTCATATCGGGTTACAGAAGCAGATAAGCAGTATCAACTGCAGGAGAAACGGCAACAGGAAGCAATGGTGCATCAACAGCGCCAAGCTATGCAGGTAAATTTGAGAGAGAACTATGGGTATACCCCCGAAAGAGCGGATAATTTTATTCAATATTATTCATCTCCTGATAGTATTTCACTTGAAAATTTAGTTGCCCTGGATAGACTCAGGAATGCTCCAAGTACAGCGGAGGTGGATACGAGGCAGAAAGCAGAGATGATGAAAAATCGACAGGGCAGGGCTACGGTTCCCCCGCCAGCAAGTGTTGGAGGAGGAGAAAATCAACCCCAGTATTCTGAAGAGGATTACTTTAATCTCGGCTTGATGCGAAATAAACGAGTTTAACTAACGAACCCAAAAAGGGTTCAGGAGGGTAACAAACATGGCTAGTAATGCCAAAAATCTCACTTCAAGTGGGGTTCTATATACGGATAGACGAGATTTTTACATTCGTCCAAACGTAGTTAAAGAGCTATGGACTGATGTTTCGCCTTTTACAACTGTGATTGCCAATCAAAATACTGTTTCAGGTATGGCTGATCCGCAGTTTAAAATGTTCGAGCATCGTAATCCATGGGTAAAACAATACTTTCAAACAGGCACAGCAGTAGCTAGTGCAGTTGATAATGCCGCTGATACTTGGGTTGTAAAATCTGGTTCACCAGTTGGTATGGAAGGTGAAGGCGGTGATTACGCATACAACAGTTGGATTGGACTAACCTGTGAAGTATGGGACGGGCTTACTCCCGG